AATCATTGTACTTATTGTATACATAAACTGCAGAGGAATCTTGTACAATGTAAGAACTATTGTAACCAAGATCGCCGGTAACATCACTCGCTTGAGCAGCCGTTGTATCTGGTGATACAAAACCAACGCAATCTTTACGTGCAGTACCTGCGATACGAATCACTTCATTATGGATCGCAGTATTGCCATTTACTCCTTCAGCAAAAAGAAGATTGATGTCAATCTCTTCTGGGTTAGCAAACTGGCCTAGAGCAGTTACAACGTCTGCAGCATCTGCAGAATTGTTTGCGTCAGACCCATCAAGACCGTTAACTAAAGAATAGTCAAATAAGCCGGCATTAGCAGTATTAAGTGTTGCTACTGTAATAGTGAGATCTTCATCAGGACTGTTAGCGTCAGAAGATGCACCAATAAGAGCTTCAGGAATTGTTATAGTATTGCCAACTGCAAAACCAAAACCACCGTTAACAACGCTAACCGCCGCGGCGAAGCCGGCTGACCCATCCTCTGAAATAACAACAGTAAATGTCGCTGAACCTCCAGAACCGGAAGTTGTAACACCGCTATCTTCAGTAGAAACAGTGTACGTACCAACTGCAATATCACTCGGATCGTCCCTGTTTGCTAAGGAAACTGTTGATATAGTAGCTATCTGGCTTGAACCTTTAAGTCCTGCAACGTTGAAAAGTTTTCCACTTGTACCAGCATTTCCAGGAACAGCATATGTTACACCGCCAACCGCTGAAGAATTAAAACTGCTTGAAACCAGAGCAGCTTCGTTAATATAAACATAAGCTGAATCTCGATTTACAACAGTTTTATAGTAGTTTGAACCACCATCTTTAAGAGCGTCTGAATACAATGAAAGTCCTTCAAAGACTTCTAAAACTGTACCTTTAACACCGCTAAATAGACCATCCTCGTCAATAACTGCGATATGAACTTCATCACTCGTGCTTCCAGTAACGTTACTCGACGCCCAAGCAGACGTTCCAGCTGATGCGCTAACCATATCGTTTAGATTAGCATCGGTGAAATTGCCTGAGTTAAGAAGTCCAGTCGCGATCTGTAATTTTAGGCTATTGCCTGCAGTTCCTGGATAACGCGCTTGAACAACGCCGGGTTTGGCTCCGAAACTTGCTCCAGCAAAATCGTCTTCTTTATTGACAATTGTTACTGTTGTAGCTGCCTCGTATCGAGAACCTGCCGCGTTTTTAGCGTCGTCTGAACACGCTCGTGAAATACGAAGTGTATTGCTATATTTTAAAAAGCTTGCGGCCTGTAGAAATGAAGTGTAGTTATCGTACTGACCACCAGTGGTTGTATCCACTGGAGCTCCGTATTCATTAATTAGTTCCTTCTCAGAAGATACCAATTTTACTTCTCCTACAGGACCCCAGCTGAAGTGACCTGCAAATGCACCGATCGATGTCGATACTGCGGGGATCACATTTGTCAAGTCTATTTCCTTGACCTCTACTCCTGGTGATACCTGAAATGCCATTTTAGTTTTTTCCTTTCAATGTGTTATTAATAAGTTGATTCATTATAAGATTGTTTCAATACTTCTATTTATACAACAATGAGTTTAGAGGTCGTGCCACTGTTTAACTTGATTAACTAATTCCTCGTGTTTATTACCACTATCTGCAGAATTGCTTATAACACCAAATGGCGGGACATCATTTTCGATCTGCTCCATCTTTTCTTTGAATAACATTTCTTTTAAATCAACTGTTGATATATCACCAAATGCTTCCGATGATACAAACCAAGCGAACATAACTAAATTCATTACTAAGTCGTCATGATTGCCAGAACTAGCTTCATAAGAACTTCCCTTTACCTCAAATGTGGAAAGTTCTAAAATAGTATGTTCATCTATTATGTTTAACTTACCTAATTCCACTAAATCTTTTAGGTTAGAACAGCCAATCCGTTTAATCCTTTTTGTCATCATTACGCCAATTCCATTCTTACGCACACTCGACTCCACAAACATGTTTTCGTATTCGTGCTCATAATAAACATCATTGCACACGACCATTCCCGCATCGTTATTTTCAATAATGACTAATGCTTCATTATATTCTCTTGCTACTCTTACAATAATATCTCCAAAAATCATAGGAGATATCATATTATCTCTAAACGTAGCAACTTGTCTAAATTTTCCAAATGTTGAATCTATCACAGTGAGAGTCGAATAATCCTGACCTCTACCTTTTGAAACATCAACTGTCATCACATATTGATGATCTTCTTGCGGATCTTCGTAATATTTTACTCCTCTGTGGTGCCTTTCAGGTGAATGCATCTGCAAACCTAAAAGAGTATTAGATGAAATAAGAGTATTAGATGTTCCAATAAAACTATTACCAAACTCTTGATCAAACTGAAGTTCTGATGTATTAGCAATAGTCATTGCTTTCCATACCTCATCTCGTCCAGGAACATCCCACCAATCTACTCTAAATGGCGTAAATTCGTTCTTCTTTTTCTGTGCACCTTCCCATAATCCGCAGAATATATTACCAATACCGTTTGCAGTAGATGTAATAATAACCTTTGTTTCTTTACCAGCAGAAACCACGGGGTAAGTTGAAGTATAAAATTCACTGGCATTCTCAACAAAAGCAAACTCATCTAGGAAAAGAAGGTTTACCGAAAGTCCTCGAATAGAACTAGCTGATGTAGCTGCAGCGATAATCTTTGAATTGTTTGAAAACTCAATGGATCCTTTATTAAGAGCTTTGCATCCTGGTTGTAAGAAAAATGGAAGATTCTCAAGTGCAAGAGTAATGCGGCTTAGCATTTCTCTGGCTGTAGATCCTTTGTTAGCAAGTATAGTAACGGTCTTTTCTGAATTAAAAAGAACATACCATAGAATGTAGATCACCGATGAAATAGATTTTCCAGACTGCCGGCATGCAAGAACTATATTAAAACGATTATCATTAAACTGTTTGAACATCTTCTTTTGATATTCATAAGGTTTAAATGGAACTAATCCATCGTCAAGCGATATAACCTTTACATATTTTTCAGCAAAGTATATAGGATCATTCATGCATTTAACATACTCTTCAACTTCTTCAGCTGAAAATGATGTTTGCAAACCATCCTTTTTCACAAGCGGGTTACCCATGTAACCGCCATTACCATTTACTAAACTCTCAGACATCTATAGATTCTTCGTCATCATTATTTTTTTTAAGATATTTTTGCAATTCTGTAGTTGATCCAACGAAGATAGAATTGTTTGTCGTTGTACTTGAAGGGCCGCTTTTTTCTTGCGTTATATCTTTTCGGGTCTTTTGCAGTTTAACGAGATCTTGTGACATCTCACTCGTGTGTTTTATCATTGTAGATAGAACCTCAAATGCTCTCGGATGTTCTGAATCTGAAGCAAGTGCCATCATGTGATTAATAGCTTCACAAGATTGATCAATCAAAGACTTCATCTTATCTCGAGAATACTCGATATCAGTCTCTGTGTCGTTTACTATCTGAGAGCTTGAAACTCCTATGTGTGGTACTTCAGTTATTTCAAGCTTTTCTTCAGTGTCTTCATTATTTTCATCTTCAAGATCCATGATCAAAACCAAATGTGGTTGTTATAGTATCAGTGTCATCCAACGGAGCACTATCACTATTTGCTACTGCAACTCGAATATTTTCATTATTAACACCATACGGATTAGTTGCTTTTAAAGCAGTATTAACGTCATCAAATAAGAATGTATCAACAGTTCTTATTAGTCCTTGTTTATTAACACCACCAGCAAATTTTACTTTCATACTGAAATCAAGAGTGTATAATATAGTTCTCCTAGTTTCAAAATCACCTTCGTAATCATCATTAAGAGAAATAGAGTTTAATATAATAGGAACATCGGTGGTTGTATTAGCTCCTTCAAGTTCTTTTATACTTACTGTATATTCAGGAGAAAACGTAGGTAAAATTTGTTCTACTATTTGTAATGCTTCATCTTGATTAAGGGCATAAACGTTTAGTTGCATTCCTATAATATAAGGAACACTCTGGTAGAGCGTATTAACATTATCCGTATCTCCTTCAATAGGAATAAACTTTTTATTAAAACGATTTAATTTACTCTCATTATCGTACTCCATCGAGGTTATTTCAAAACTAATCCGCGGGAGTTTAATAGCTATTGTTTCAGCGGTCGAACCTGATGTATCAGATTCAATCCGGGCTAAAAACTTTTTCCTAGGACCATATGCAACTGGAACTTTTTCTTCAGTTGCGCCTGGCCTTAATATTTTAATGTTATTAAAAAGTGTACCAAAGACAGCCACGGACTTGCGTACTGTTTTATTGTAAAAGTGTGTTCCGCTTAACATATCTTAGGTTATTATATTTGGCATTCCAAATGGATTGCTCTTAGTGAAATCAATGAATGAATTGCCTTCTGTTTCAAAATCTGTATTGTCTGCGTAAGGATCATTGTCATCAATTGTATTAAAGGAATCAATTGATGTAATCGCATAAGAAGGGCTAGGACTATTTTCTGATCCTGTTACATTTCCCCAGCTACCTTCAGTCTTAACAAAACCCTTATTGCTATTGTCGCTTGCCCTTTGATTGACAACATCAATATAGTTAGTTCCAACAACGGCAACTTCTCCAGTAATCGTAGTCGTGCTGTCAGTTTGTGTAGCATCTTCTCCGACCGCAAATGCACCGCTACCACTTCCTAAGTTTAAGCGGGTGCGCGTAGCGAAATTTAACTCAAATTTATCTACCTCTGAAACACCAGTATCAAGCTCTTGATTATTATACTCAAACTGCTGGCAAGAAAGTTTAAATGTGGGAATGTTCTGTAGCTGATAAAATGGAGTCTCATCTTCAACATAATTAATCTCAAATAAGCCATTAACAAGAGGGAAGAATATTAGATCACCTTCTTGCGGCCTCAGCTCTGTAGGATCTTGGAAACGTGAAACTAGCTGTTCCCATCTCCTATTTGATACGATAAGATTTACGCTATCTCGTATTTCAACACCAAACTTTGAAAGTAAATCTCCTTCTCCACCAAATCCATCAGTGTTTTCAACATACATTTCAATTTGGTAAGCTGCACCAAATTTAGAAAGAGCATCTTCGTTAAAGATAGAATCGGTGTTTACAATACTCCTAGGAATATAGAAAACGTCATGACCATAAATCTTAAGAGCCTCTATAGTAATGTCTTCATATAGCCTCTGTTCAGAAGTTGCTCCTTGACTAAAATATACGTTCCTTGGCATCTTATCCTATAAAATCTAGTGGTGGTAATTCGTGTTCAAGACGAATCTTTTCTTCAAGCTTTTCGAGATCAGCAATAGCATCATCGTAAATAGCCCGGCCATTCATTGTAACACCACCTGGCAAAACCATACCTTCAAATTTAATAAGGTTTAATCCCCATTGCCGTTTAACAAGAGCAGTCGCATACTTTTTAAGAAACATGTCGTTGTATACTCCAACAAATGTTTCTGGATCGACTGAACTGTATCCATCAAACACAACATAATTTCCTACTCCAAGATCTTTTAGCGTATCTGTATGAAAGTTTACTCTGCTTTTATGCCGACTATATTGGATCATTTCGTAAACGCCATTAACGTTTCGATCGATTAACGAAAGATACTGTTTAGTTAACTCATAGTTAACAATACCACCAAATGAACCATTCATATCTAATATGTCATTCATATGCAACTGGTAGTCAACAGAAAAAAGGGATGTTCCAGAATTACTATTGCTTATATTAAATACATTATTAATCGACAAGATATTTGCTCCAGCTGCCAGAGAAATATATCCGTTATCAATATCAGTTTGAGTCACTTGATGCTTAAGAAGATTGCGCACTACTGCATCACTGTGAAATTCCTGATAAAATTGAATTGCTTCATCAACGCGATCTTCGATTTGATCATCATCAACGTTGATTTCGATAACAGGATGGCCTAATGCCCTCAAGCAATAATCGATAAGTTTTTGTCTTGTATTTGGTATAGCCATATTGTCTATTTATACTATTTTAACAATAGCGATTGACGAAACATTAAGTGTTTATTCTGAAACACCCCTTAACTATAATAGGTTATTTCTTAGTCTTTTCTTCCTCTTCAGCAGGAGTCAATTGGTCTTTAGCTTGCTCTTGAAGCTTATTGACAATAACAGTAGCGGCTTCAGCAACCTGAAGGCCTTGTGATTTAACTGCTAAGTCGATAAGTTGAAAAAGAGCATTTACCTCGTTTTCCTGCAATGATAGTTTAATTTCATTCATATTTTTTAATAGTGTTTTAATTATATAACGCACATCACGTGCTGTTCATAATTTATTTATCTGATTCTTATTCTCAAGATTCTTCTTGATTTGCATCATAGTAAGCTTCGATAGCTGGAATCGCATCAAAGATAGCTTGCATCGCAGTAGCAGCTTCTGGAACATTATTCACGACATCCCACAATTTTAATTGCATTCCCTTAGCCAAATCTCTATTTGGATCTTCATCTGTATCTGAATCATAGGGAACTAATTGGATAAACAAATATCCTTTAGAAGTGTTCTTCGCATCAATGGTCATTTGAGAAATCCATGTGTGCGGCAGCGTCTTTTCTGCCTCCGCGGGTATTACCACTGGGGTATCTTTTATAATTGGCATAATTTTATTTATAGTTTGTTTTGAAAAAAATATCAACCTGCTCTCCAATTAGATCCATCGGAGTAGCAAGGTATGGTATAGCTTCCACCTCCAGGAAAGGTGGACCCGTGAGAGGAAGCAAGATCATAGTAAGCATCGCTAACGAATGCTCTTTTACCTGCTGGAGAAGCAGATGGTAATGTTGACACAGTATAAACTTTATGTTCTATTGTCCCATCGACATCAAGAGTAGCAGTAGGGGTAGTTGTTAATATACCGACCGAACCGTTTCCTGCTCCGTCAATATAAAATGCATTAGACTCAAGGTCCGATT